ACGGTCGTACGGCAGCTCGAGTTTGTACGCGAAGAAGAGAACCTGACGAAGATGTTTAACAGCTTCGACAGGGGCTTCCTCCAGGAGCATCCCATCCTCACCGAAAATGAGGTTGAAGTATCCTTGCAGAAATGCAGGGACACTTCGGTTGTCATGAGAGTGTTTAAACTCTCTTGGCAACTTGAACCTCAGGTTCGCAAGTCCAAGATCAAGAGCCTTCCCAAGCTTAGGAAGAGTCTTGGTCAGGAACGAGAGCCCTTCGCAGTTGAATCTTGAAGTGAAAACTTCAAGGTCCTTCTGCAAGTTCTTGCGTGAGGTGGTGCCGAGCGGATCGCTAGCGATCAGCTGGTAGTGAAGGTGGAAGTAGAATTCCGCCTGGCTTTTCGTGGGGTCCATGTGGGAGCCCATCCAGGCGCCCACCATGAATTCTCACGACGATCAACGGAATGACTTCATTGTCCACCGTTGTGTACAGTTCTCCTAGGGGATAGTAGAACTCATACCAGAGGTCACGTTCAGTGACTTGGAATGAGATCAACTCTCACCTCGAAGAAGTGCATCGATGTTGGCCGTAGAGGCCAGGGTTGAAAGACCGCCACTAGCGAGGAGGTCGAGCAGATTCATAATCTGATCGGCGACCACGGTATTGGTCATCACCGCACTTCGCGGAACAGCAACTGTGAAGTTCACAGTCAAAGTCCGCGGTACCCCGTTGGCATCCACAAGGGTCCGAGTAAACTGGACCAAGTGGCGGTCAACGGTGTCAGCGCCCTTCCCCGTCGAACTGTGTCGAACAGAGAGAAAGGCGGGTGCTGACAGGGTAGTGGCGATGTCGATCCGTTTCGAACCGCCGGAATCCCTTCCGGTGATTCGATAGGTGACATCGTCGCCCGATACGTCATCGAGAACAAGATCGTCAGTGAAAGCCACAGTGAGCTCCCTTCATGTCGCGTCAGGGTAACACCTACGTCATTGGAGGTATGACCCTAGTTGACTCCAGCATCTACTTTGATGCTGCACCGATTAGGGCAGCGGC